GTCGCTGAGACTACCAACGACATCCAATCCATCTCGGGCTTCCTATCTGCGCTAGGCGGGGCGGAGGTAGAGCTTCAACGCGCCCAGAATGAAGGCAAACTGTCAGAGGCTGATGCTGTGAAAGCGGCGCTGGCAAAGAAGCAGATCCAAGAAACCATGAGGGAAATCAAGGACTTGTTTACCGTTAGTGGTAACGGACAGCTATACCAAGAAGCTATGATGGCGATGGCAGAGGCCCGCAAACAGAAGCAGCTTGAACTCGCCAGAGCGGAGGCTCGGAGGAAGAAGTTTTGGAAAGAGGTTAGGGAAATCTCTTTCGTCATTGGGATACTGATAATTCTTTTGCCTATGACGCTGGCGTTATTGCTTGGTTGGTTAACACGATGATGGCCTTTTTGCTTGTCGTGGTTGTGAACGGGGAGCCTATAGATGATCAGTTTTACTTCCGCGATATCACGCGGTGTAACACCTTTGCTTACTATGTCAGCACAGGTAAGACTAAGATAAACAACCGTTATCAAATGCAAGAGAACATAACCGCGTACTGCATCCCGAAGCGAGTTGCAGCGAACACGAAGACATGGGACTGATATGGCAGCTAAAAAATTACAAGAAGGTAGTGAGTACGCTGAATACGATGCCGATGGCGACGGCGTGGTTTCTGATGAAGAAATAGAAACTAGCAAAGAGTTGTTAGAGCTAAAGCTTCACCATGAGCGTGCGGATGCACAACGCGCCATGAGTTGGTTTGCGCTGTGGGGAATGCTTTTGTACCCATCGCTGGTGGTCGCGTCGGAGTTTTTCGGCCTATCTCAAGCCGCAAAGATCTTGGGCGATATGGCAGCAGTCTATTTCGTCTCTGTTGCAGGTATACTGGCGGCGTTCTTTGGTGCTCAAGCGTGGTCAAGCAGGAGATAAGATGTATCACTATAAGGCTAAACTTGTCCGGGTCATTGATGGAGACACCATAGATGTGGACATTGATTTGGGCTTTGACGTGTGGCTGAAGAAGCAACGCATACGGCTCGCAGGCATTGACGCACCGGAGTCCCGCACTAGGAACAAGGCTGAGAAGGTCTTAGGGCTGGCGGCTAAAGCACGGCTTGTAGAGCTTTGTTCTGCTGAAATGCAAGTAGAATCCCTCGGCAAAGGCAAGTATGGCCGCATTTTAGGCATTCCAAAGACCTCCGAAGGTGCCAGCATGTGCCAGATCCTGATCGATGAAGGCCATGCCGTTGAGTATTGGGGCGGTAAAAAAGTTAAGGTTTGGGCGTAACTACGTAGACGAATAGCAGATAAGGGGCAGATTATGAGCATTGTTGCATCGTTAGTAGGGCCGGTTACGGGGCTATTGGACAAGTTTATTGAGGACAAGGATCAGAAGAATGCCTTGGCCCATGAAATTTCCACCATGTCGGAGCGTCACGCGCAGCAGATTGCTCTTGAGCAGATAGAAGTTTTGAAGCTCGACGCAAAGGGGAATTGGTTTCAATCGTCTTGGCGACCGCTTGCGGGCTATACATGCGTACTAGGGCTAATGGTGAACTTCTTAATTTCGCCTATCGCAGCAGGGTTTGGCTTAATCATTCCTCAAGCCGATGCTGGCGTGATGATGCCGCTTCTTCTTGGTATGTTGGGGTTGGGCGGCGCTAGATCATTTGAGCGCGTTAAAGGTGTTGGTAAGTAATGAGCAAGCTTGTTGAAATGATAAAACGCCACGAAGGCGTCAAATCTAAGGTTTATTTGTGCTCCGCTGGCTACGAAACCATAGGCGTCGGGCGAAATATCAGCGAGTCTGGCCTTGGGCTGTCTGATGATGAGATCGAATATCTGCTGGCGAATGACATAGCGCGAGTGAAAGACGAGCTATCGGATGCTTACTTTTGGTTCAACGGCATCAACGAAGCGCGGCAAGATGCAATGATCGACATCTGTTTCAACCTTGGTTTAACTAGGTTGCGCGGTTTTGTAAATGCTCTTGAGGCAATGTCGCGGGAGCAGTTTGATATCGCCGCAGATGAATTTATGGATAGTAAATGGGCGAAACAGGTTGGTACGAGAGCGATTCGCGTAACCGAAATGATTCGTAGTGGTGAGTATATCTAATGCCGTTACAAAAATTTATTTTTAATCCCGGAATAAACAAAGAAGGCACAGATTATACCGCCGAAGGCGGATGGTTTGACGGTAATTTGGTGCGCTTTCGCAAGGGCTTGCCTGAAAAAATTGGCGGCTGGGTTAAATATATCACGTCTTCTTTTGTGGGAACTGGCAGAAAACTTTTTGGCTGGACGGACCTTGATGGCACAAAGCTTTTGGGTGTCGGTACATCAAAAAAACTCTACATCCAAACAGGCACAAACTACAACGATATAACGCCCATACGGTCAACCACGGCAGCGGGTGACGTAACTTTTGGCGCAACCAACGGATCAAGCTCTATTAACGTAACCGACACTGCTCACGGTGCGGCAAAAGGCGACTTTGTAACGTTTTCGGGCGCGGCATCCCTTGGCGGAAATGTGGTTGCTGCCGTTCTTAACCAAGAGTATGAGATTGATTCGATTACTAGTACCAACGTGTATGTAATCACAGCAAAAGATACTTCTGGAACAACTGTTACGGCCAACAGCAGCGACAGTGGCAACGGCGGTAGCTCAACGGTTGGTACATATCAGATCAATGTCGGTCTGGATGTGTTTGTTACAGGAACAGGCTGGGGTGTGGGTGCTTGGGGAAGTGGCGGATGGGGTTCTAGCAGTCCTCTTAGCTCTCTTAATCAACTACGCCTGTGGTCTATGGACAGTTTTGGCGAAGACTTAATAGCAAATGTGCGTGCGGGCGGCATCTATTACTGGGATACCAGCGCAAAAACGCTAGGAACTGACAGAGCGGTAAACATCTCTGCTTTGACCGGCGCTAATTTCACGCCGACAGCCGCCCTTCAAGTTTTGGTATCCGACGTGGATAGACACGTCATTGCACTAGGCGCAGACCCAATAAACGACGCAGCAACTGCCAGAACAGGAACTATTGACCCTTTGCTTGTTGCCTTCTCTGACCAAGAGAACCCCGCAGAATGGTTCCCCACGGCAACCAACACCGCCGGTTCACTGAGATGTTCTGCGGGATCACAAATTATTGGTGGCATTCGAGCAAGGCAAGAAACTTTAATCTGGACTGACGTGGCGCTGTATAGCTTACAGTTTATTGGTCCACCGCTGACCTTTGGCTTAAACCTGATTAACGAAGGCGTAAGCCTTGTAGGTCCAAACGCAGCGATTAATACGCCTAATGGCGTGTTTTGGATGGACAAGAAAGGATTTTATGCCTACCAAGGCTCTGTTCAAGCTGTCCCGTGCAGTGTGAAGTCTTATGTTCTAGACGATTTCAACGAAACGCAGTCTTTTCAGGTGTTTGGCTTTGTGAACAAGCAGTTTGACGAAGTAGGCTGGTTTTATTGCTCATCTACTTCAGACGTGATCGACCGATATGTAACGTACAACTATGTCGAGCAGACGTGGGCCATAGGTAATCTATCGCGCACCGCGTGGCTAGATGAAGGTATTGAAAGTTTTCCTCGTGCGGCAGGTACTTCTAGCAGTAGTAATTACATCTTCAGTCATGAAACAGGTTTTGATGACGAAGATTCGCCGATGGACAACGTGTTTATTGAAAGCGCGGACTTTGATCTGGGTGACGGGGAGCAGTTTCAGTTTGTTCGGCGTTGTATTCCAGACGTTAAGTTTACGGGGGATTCCGGTGCAACACAGACCATGAACTTTGTTTTAAAAGCTCGTAATTTCCCCGGCGAATCACTGACCACGGATCAAACAACCGCGTTTACGGGAAGCACTACCAAGATTGATACTCGCGCTAGGGGCCGACAAGCGGTTGTTCGCTTTGAATCAGATGACGATGGGGCTACTGGTGATCGCTTAGGCGTTGGCTTTAGGATTGGTGGCACACGTCTAGATCTACAGCCGAACGGTAGGCGATGAGTAAGCTACTACAAGGCCGATTGCCGTTTGCACCAAACGGAGATCAAGTAGACAGCGGCACGTTTAACCGCACTATTCGCCTACTAGAGCTTAGTCTTGACTCGTTTGATCCTGATTCGACGCCGCAGTTTACTACGGAGCGAAGAGATACATTAAAGTTTGACGCGGGGGCCTTGATTTGGAACCCTTCAGTAGGTCGTCTTCAGCTTTACGACGGGGATCAATGGATAAATTTGTCGGACCCTCTTCCATACACTACGTCTTCTCTTGAGGCGCAGGGGCAGGTCGGGTCTGTTCAGGTAATTACAAACGGATCTATCGTGGTGAACGTACACGGTTAGGTTGGTTCTTCTAATAAAAATAGGCGTATACTAAGGACATGGGACAAGCTG